GTGAACACTACATTGGGTGAGTGTTGGCAAGTTGAGCAAGGCGAAAGCATAGATTCTGATGTCCTGTTAGAAAGTTGTGAGCAATACAATCACGAATCAGTGCCAGAGGAAGTGCTGATACTGACAGCAGGTATCGATTTACAAAACGATAGATTAGAAGTACAAGTTATTGGCTGGGCTGACAATTACGAAGCATGGGTCATTGAATACAAAATCATTTGGGGCAACCCAGCAACACAAGAAGTCTGGCAAGAGTTGGATGAGTTTTTGCGTGGTATCTATACTAGTGAAGATGGTAGAAAATTGAATATCGCAGCAACTTGTATTGATAGTGGACACATGACAGACCAAGTTTATGCTTACACTAGAGGTAAAAACCAAAGAAGAATATTCGCTATCAAAGGTGCATCACAGGCTGGTAAGCCCATTGTCTCAAAACCTACTTTTGTGGGCAGAAGGAAAACTGCATTGTTTGTCGTTGGTGGTGACACAGCCAAAGAATTTATCCATGCAAGACTTAAAGATGACAAGACTGATTTAATACACTTTCCGAACACATTAGACGTTGAATATTTTAAGCAACTTACTGCTGAAAGAAGAGTGCCAAAAATATATAAGGGTAAAACAACACTAATATGGAAACAAACAAGGAAGCGTAATGAGGCACTGGATAATTTTTGTTATGCTTTGGCAGCAGTCCATATTCTGCAACCAAACTTTGAAAAATTGGCAAAACTAGAGCCACAGCAACAAAAACAACAAAATATTCAACGAAAACCATCAGTTATACAAGAAAGACGAAGATTATACAGGAGAAAGCCAAAGAATTTTGTCAATTCTTGGAAAGAATAGCTATAATTTAGGTTAAAGTATTTCACATGGCAAATTTATTTGATAGAGAGAACTACCCAACACAAGAACCAGATGTTTTAGTTGTTGGTGACAGATGGACATGGCGTAGACCAGATTTAGCATCTATATATGACCCAAGCGAATATGCACTGACTTATGAATTCCACAGAGATTCTGGGGGCGGTGGTCAAAACCAATTTACGCTAACCGCAACAGAAACTTCTAATGATTACATTATAGAAATACCTTCAGCAACGACAGCAGGATATACAGCAAATGCTTACATATATTATGTGTTTATAACCAGAACTTCGGACAGCGAAAGAGTTTCAGTTGATAATGGGAGAGCTGAATTAGTAGAAGATTTCTCTGATTCTGCCGCAGATGTTAGAAGCCATGCCAAAACAGTATTAGATGCAATCGAAGCAACTATTGAGGGTCGTGCATCACAAGACCAAATGAGCTACAGCATCGCAGGTCGTTCATTATCAAGAATGTCAATCGATGATTTAATGAGATTTCGTGATAGATATCATGCAGAATATCAAGAAGAAATAAAAAAAAGCAGAATTAAAAATAAACAAGATTCAGGAAATTTAGTTAAGGTTAGGTTTTAACTATGGCAATTTGGGACAACTTATTTAAACAACGTAAAAAAGCAGTTAGAAAATTTAGAAATTACAAAGCTACGCAATCAGGTAATTTGTTTGCTGACTGGATTAGTGGGTCATCTAATGCTGACAGTAATATCAGATTCAATCTCAGAAAGATAAGGGATAGATGTCGTGAACAAGCTAGGAACAATGATTACGCAAAAAGATATTTACAATTACTAGTTACGAATGTGGTTGGGCAGAATGGCATAAGGCTACAATCTAAAGCACGTAACGCTGACAACAGTTTAGATATTATTGGTAACAATGTTTTAGAAAAAGAATGGAAAAGATGGGGCAAAAGAGGAAATTGTACCATCGATGGCAAACTGTCATTCTTAGATGCCCAAAAATTATTCATCGAAACTTTAGCACGTGATGGCGAAGTCTTAGTCAGACATATCACATCCAACAATCCTAACGACCCTTATCGCATACAATTTTTAGATGCTGATTATCTCGATGAAGAAGAAAACAAAGTGATGAACAATGGTCAAGAAATTATCATGGGTGTCAAACTAGACAAGTACAAAAAACCAATCAGTTACTATCTTTTCAAAGAACATCCACATAACAAACAATTTGGTCGACACGATAGAACACACATTGAAGTGCCAGCCGAAGATATCATTCATGCGTATCAGCTAGACAGACCAGAACAAACCAGAGGCTTGCCATTTATGACGACAGCACTAAACAGATTAAAAATGCTCGATGGTTATGAAGAAGCAGAGCTAGTCGCAGCACGTGTTGGGGCATCTAAAATGGGTTTCATTACAAGCCCACATGGTGATGGTTTTGTTGGAGAAGATACGGAAGATGATTACACACCAATTATGAACGCTGAAGCAGGCACATTTGAACAATTACCAGAAGGCATGAGTGTGCAAACTTTTGACCCACAACATCCGACATCAGGTTTTGATGCTTTCCATAAATCAGTATTAAGAGGTATTGCATCAGGGCTGGGCGTTTCTTATGTCTCATTAGCTAACAACCTAGAAGGTGTTAATTACTCATCCATCAGACAAGGCACACTAGAAGAACGTGACAACTTCAGGATTTTGCAAAGATTTATGGTTGACCATTTTATTGAACCAATCTTTCAAAAATGGCTACTACAAACTATGTCATTCAAAGATGGTTTCTTATTACCACCAGATAAATACGATAAATTCGCTGATAATGTTGAATTTAATCCTAGAAGTTGGGGTTGGATTGACCCTGTTAAGGAAGTTAAAGCTAATGTTGATGGTCTAAATGCAGGTGTTGTAACTATGCAAGACATACAGGCTAATTATGGTCGTGATGTAGAAGAATTGTTCGAACAACATCAGCGAGAAGAAGAATTAGCCAAACAATACGACATCAAAACTGCATATCAGCCATTTGGTGCTGCAAAAATGCCAATCGATGCTGAAATACAAAGCGATGGGGATGAGGATGAGCAAGGGCAGTAAACAACGCCCTAGTTCTGTAAAAAAAGAACAATTTAATCAAAATTGGGACAAAATATTTGGTAAAAAGAAGAAAAATGGCAAGTTATAAACCAACAGCAGGCATGAAAACAGAGGCTCAAAAGGGTCTAGATTGGCGAAGAGAACATGGTAGAGGTGGTACAGCAGTAGGTATCGCTAGGGCTAGAGACATTGTTAGTAACAAAAATTTATCAGAATCTACAGTAAAAAGAATGTATAGCTTCTTCTCAAGACATGAAGTAGATAAACAAGGCGAAGGTTTTACCCCAGATGAGAAAGGATTTCCGTCTAATGGTCGTATTGCATGGGCATTATGGGGTGGTGATGCAGGTTTTAGGTGGTCAAAAACGATTGTAGATAGACTTAAGAAAGAAGATGATGGTAGAATGGCAGAAGATATGGATAATAAAGTGGAAAGACATATTAAAGATGTACGTGAAACAGAAGATTCATACATCGTTGAATTTGGCAAATCTATGCCAGAAGAAAGTGATGATGAAAGACCTTATGACCACGAAGATGAAGAAAAAAGAGCAGCTCCAGATGCACTAAGCGTTGGTGATTTTGTTTCTTGGGATGCTTCAGGTGGTCGTGCTAGGGGCAAAATAGAAGAAATAGAAAGAGATGGTTCTATCAATGTACCAGATAGTGATTTTACAATATCAGGCTCAGAAGATGACCCTGCTGCGTTAATTCGTGTCTATCGTGGTGGCGAAGAAAGTGACACGCTGGTTGGGCATAAATTTTCAACTCTAACCAAGATTGACCCAATCAGAATGGAACACGAAGATGAAGAAAGAAGTCTAGATAAAGAAGAGATTGACCAAATTGCAGAAGAAGAATATGTCGCTAAAGAAAACGAAGAAGCCCTAAGATTTTACGCAGAAGAAAACTTACAAAGAGCTTTTCAATTTGATAGAAGTAAAATAGACGAAGAAAACAGAACAATAATGATTGGTGTCTCAAGCGAAGAACCTGTCGAAAGAAGATTCGGCATGGAAGTATTGGGACACAACGAAGATGAAATCGATATGGCTTTCATGTCACAAGGCAGAAGCCCATTACTACTCGACCACGATGCGACCAAACAAATCGGTGTAGTCGAAGAGTTTGGTATCGATAAAGCAAACAAAAGAACAGTAGCTAAAGTACGCTTCTCTAAAAATCAAATGGCTGATGAAGTCTATAGAGATGTACTTGATGGCATACGACAAAACATATCTGTTGGCTACCAAGTCAATAGTATGGAAAAAGAAGATGAAGAGAGAGATGGTGTACCCATCTATAGAGTCAATTCTTGGAGTCCTCTTGAAATTAGTGCTGTTTCAATTCCAGCAGACCAAAGCAGGTTAGTCGGCTTCGCTAGGTCACACGAAAAGAAACCACAAATTAAGATTAACCCAAATTCTAACAAGGAAAGAAAAATGGAAAACGTAGAAAATACAACTCCAGAAGTGAACCTTGAAGATATGAAGAGAGACTTTGCTAAAGAAGCAAAAGCTATTATTGACTTAGGTGTACAACACAATAAGAGAGATTTAGCTAATGAAGCTATAGCAAACGGAGCTACTCTTGCACAATTCAGAGGAACACTACTAGAGACAATCGCAAACGATAAGCCACTTGATTTACCATCAAATGTGGATATGAATGAAACTGAGCAAAGA